ACCTCACCATTGTTCTTTAGCCATTTAATACTAAAGAAACCTTGTTTAACTATGTCATGAAACATTGATTTAGTCATCTTAATATCCTTTCTATTTCTAATTCAATTAATACACTAATTCATAAGTAATGCAATAGCTAATTTAAATTAATTTAACTCTGAAGGAGTCGCTGGGTGATGGGCCCGGGCAGGACAACGACAGCTCGTGTTTATCGAACTTAGGAGTTTGGGGAGCTTGGGAGTTTAGAACGGACTACTGGCCAACCGAGCAAGGACTAAACTCCATTACCATCTCTTTTTGAGGGTTAGCTTATTTATCCGATTGTAATTATCTAGAATACAACCTTTCCTATCCCTCGAAATTTTTGAGGCAAGAGCCGAATAACTCCGTTTATCTTGCCTCGTAAAAGTTAATGTTATCTGGTGTTTATACTCTCCAGCCCTTTCAGGTACGGAATCCGATTGATTAACTGTCATCATTATATCATCAAATGTAATCCACATCTACCCTTTCTTCATTTTTCTTGTGGATAACTATTTAACGAATCCACTTCCAGTCAGGGAACTCCCGGCGCGCCCGGTGCTTCCCATGCCCCCAAGGTCCAACGACCTGCGTCATCGAAACTCAGGGAGTTTGGGAGTTTGCCTGGATCCT